GTAAAACCCCTTGCTTTAATGCAGTACCTTATCAGACTGATAACACCGCCTGACGGAGTTGTATTAGACTGTTTTGCAGGTTCAGGGACAACGGGAGTAGCCGCCGTAAAAGAACGCAAAAAATATGTCCTTATCGAAAGAGAAGAGGAGTATATCAAAATCATTGAGGCAAGGGTAAAACACGCTGAAAGCAAGATTGATCCTACTTTATTTGACGAGGTCGTATAATGCCTCTATATCAAGTAAAAGGTGGACAGAAGTTCCGCGGTATCAGGTACAAGCCTCTAAACTACCTGAAAACGTTCCACGACGACAGGTACACTCATACGAACAGGGCAATTATTACCGGTTACGGCGGAGGTAAAACTTATGCCGTTTGCATGGAGAATATCCTTGTAAGCGCGCTTAATCCCGGTGTGCCGAATATCATAATCGAACCGACGTTCCAAATGGTGAAAGATATTCTTGAACCGACGATTATCAATATCCTTGATGACAACGGGTTCCGGTACACCTACAACAAAAGCGAAAAGAATTTCTACCTCCCCGAAGTGGACGGGTATATCTGGCTACGTTCAGGTGACAAACCCGAAAAACTCAAAGGTATGAACGCCGGGCTTGTTACGATTGATGAACCGTTCATCCAAGACGTGGACACCTACAAAGTGGCGATAAGCCGTTCACGTCACCCGAAAGCAAAGGTGAGGGGGATTATTCTTTCAGGGACACCCGAAACCCTGAATTGGGGAAAAGACCTTATCGAGCGACCGGAAGAGCACTTCAAGGTGTATTCAGGCACGACTTACGATAATCATCACCTCGAACCTGACTACGTCGAAAAGCTCCGCGCTTCATACGGGGAGAAAGAGGTTCAGGCTTATGTATTTGGCAAGTTTGTGAATTTCACGGAGGGTCTTGTTTATTACTCTTTCACGCCGGAGAATATTATCCCGAACTTCACACCGGTTCATTCATTGCCTCTGGAAGTTTCATGCGACTTCAATATCGGTCTTATGAATTGGACGATTGGTCAGGAAATCGGCGGTGTTGATTATTCATTCGATTGTGTGGAGATGACAGGCAGCGCAAAGACAGAAGTAATGTGTCACTTGTTGAGAAACAAACTCCGGGAGATCGGGCACACGGGCGACCTTACATTCTATTGTGACATTGCAGGCAGCGCAAACCGTCCCGAGGCAAGCAGATCGAACATTGCGATCATTCAGGAGGCGTTTCCCGCTGCCCGGATTGAAACGCGCCACATTGCGAATATTGCTGACAGGATCACAGCCACAAACGCCCGTTTTTGCGATTCAAACGGAACCCGGAAAGCGTATGTAACCGAAAACCTGAAAAGACTTATCAATGATTACCAGCGCGTTTCGTGGGATCACTTTTTTAAGAAAGGAACAGCCGGCGACCTCACCCACGTCAGCGACGGCGAGAGTTATAAATTTTATGCGAAATATCCATTAATCGGTCGCACGACCGTAACGAGAAGGCACTATTAAAATGGACTTCAAAGAAATCACAACCGACATACTTTCTTCACTTATGCTCTCGTTCAGCAAGATGAAAGTTGAATCAGAACAAGCCCGCCTAAGCGAGTTCCGCAAATTCACCGACCTGTGGGAGCGCGACCTTGATGAGATAGAAAAAATTGTGTTCGATTATTTCAGGGATCGTCCGTTCTCGGTGAAGACACTCGAAAGAATGCCGTTCGTTTACGACGACATTATCCAGAAGGTCGTAGGTCGAAAGACAGCGGGCTTATTGGCGAAACAACCCTCCATCGAACTTTCACAGGGCGACGGAGAGACAAAGCAGATATTTGATATTTCGAAATTCCTTGAAGAAACACGATTAAATGAAGCGGTTGACGAAGCGATTCAAAAAGCGGAGCTCTTCAATACCGTTATACTCCAGCCCGTTTATCGTGACGGGGAAATCAACATCGATGTTATCACGCCTGACGGTTGTATTGTTGAACCAGCCGACGACTTCCTAAAGATCAAGGAAATAGCAGTTGCCCGGGCAATGGGTGACGGCACTCTATATGGTTCATATTGGACGAAGGAAGAGCACTACCTAATGATGGGTGATGAACGCGAGGCGCCCGAGGATAATCCAAACATGGTGAACCCGTACGGTCGTTTGCCATTCGTGGTCTACCGTGAGAAAAACGGTCGTGACTTTTGGGGTGAACCGAATTGGGCACTGTACATTATGCAGATCACCTATGCAATGAGCCTAAGCGACAATAAGAACGCCGAGTTTTTCACACAGTACCCTGTTCTCTACGGTGTGAACTTTGAGCTGCCCGATAAGGCTCGCTTAACGCCCGGAGAACTTGTTTCCGTGAACGGCGACACAACACAAAAAAGCATATCGCTTAATGTGGTGAACTTCAATGTTCCGTGGGAGCAGATTCGTGAAAACGTGAAGCAGCGCATTGAAATGTTCTACATGAATCAGGGACTTCCCGCTTCCTCTTCCTCGACCGAAACGAAAGCCCTTTCAGGCGCTGCCAAAGAGATCGACGAAAAGGAACTTGAAGAATCCCGCGACAGGAAACGCGCCCGGATTGTAAGAATGATCCGCGAACTTCTGGAAGTCACCCGTCTTGTATGGAATTACCACAAAGAAGACCGGGAAAAGATTCCCGACGGTTTCGACTTCACCGTCCAGCTGAACGACCAAAACGAACGGTTGGCAGCCTCGGAACTGAAAGCCTTGCGGGAAATGCAGGTCGCATACAATATCGCCGACCCGATCACCTTTATTATGCAGGATTTGGAACTAAGCGAATCAGAGGCGATTGAGCACTACCAGAAAATCCAGAAACGGAAAACGGAGATCGGCGCCGGCACACAAACACAGGTCAGACGCCCTCGAACCCTGACCGATATTCTGAACGAACTACCGGACGCAAACGGGGCACAAAATGCGTGACCCTTTCACCTACAATCCGAACATTCGCCTTGATGCTTATTACAAGGAGATTGAAGTTTTCGAGCAGGAGTTCTACACGACCCTCCGCCGGCTTATGGGAAAGCGTGCCACAAATGAAGAGTTACAGCGGTTCTTGGTTCAATATGACTTTTATCAGCTGCTCGTTCAGCAAGGGTATGAAGGAAAGGCGTCCGAGTTTGTCCGTGACTTTGATCAGGGAATCGCTGGTCTCATGAAACTTGCCGGGGATCGTGGACAGGAACTATTCGGTAAGGTGAACCTCGAAGCCCTTGACGAACTGAAACTACTTAACCTGAAAGGGCTGCTCCGACGCGGACAGGACTTCTCCGAAGACGTACGGCGCGAATTATTGCAGCAAACATTCTCAGGATATTCAGCGCTGCAGATCAGGGACAATGTCCTCCCGAAGATTCAGGAACAAATGAAGTTTCACCCTTCGTGGTTCGCTTCTATGCTGAACACTTCTTACAGCGAGTATAATTCCATTGCCCTGAAACATACGACCAGCGCCCTGAACCAAGACGTCCGATATATCCTCCGCGGACCCGTCGATAAGGTCACCCGTCCGCAATGCAAACACGCCCTTATGATGTTCGACAAGGAATATTCGATTGCCGGCAAAACATATGAAGGACGCCCCGGTGGCTTCACGATGGAAGAGATCGAGGCAGGAGCGCTTGGTTCTTACAAGGTGAAGGGAGGCACACAGATTTACGACTTCGAAAAGCGCGGTGGGTTCAACTGTCGCCATTATTGGGAAGTCGTGACAGATTCCATTGATTTAGACTTTGAAGGCTGAAAATGAAACCAATATTTAACCCGTGGCAACTCGACCCCTTTGAGAACGAAGCCTTTCGTTGCGACATTGATTATTGCAGAAAGGTCGAGCCCCAACTTACAGAGGAATCCGTAAAGGCTGCCACAATCAAAGAATGGCTTGAGGAAGAATTGGAATCCATTGCGAACAGTGAAACTAAAACACTTGAGCAGTTTCGTAAACAAAAAACGCTCCAGAAACTTCTCGATAAGAAAACCGCCGAAGCCGATAAGCTTTGGTTAGCGCTCCGAATATGCGAATTGATACACAAACACAACCTAACCGATGAGGTGGAAGAATGACAAACAACGAGATTAAGGAGTTCAACAACTCACACAAATTGCGCTCCTGGCTCCCGTTTGCCGTGGTGATATATTCCTTCCTTGCGCTTGCGCTCTACGCACTTGCGCGGTTGGTATGGAGTTTCTTTTGAGTGGCTTCAACATCGTTTTCAACCTCGACAAGGCGGTAAAGTTTACCAAGC